AAACACTCACCTTGCAATACTACGCCAAGCTGACGACGATCAGCAGCAGCATGACGGCAAGCAACTGGCTGTTGCAAAGGCATCCGGGGCTTTACCTTTACGGGGTGGCCTTCGAGGCGGCAAAGCAAATGGCCGATGCAGAATTGGCGCAGGCTATTGGGCCGATCCTTGAAATGGAATATCAGGCAGTCGCTGCGACGGATGATGCAAGCCGCTATGCCCGCGCACGGGTTAGGGTTTCGGGGGTGACGCCATGACGCTTTTGACCATTGCCCAAGGGCTGGCAAAGAATGTCGGTATGCAATCTCCAACTTCCGTTGTTGGAAGCGCAATGCGGGAATGGCAGGAAGCCCTGCAATTTGCCAATGAGACCGGCGAAGAACTTGCCCGGCGTGTGGACTGGGGCGTGCTGCAAGCATCAACCACCCTGACGGGCGATGGCACAAATAAGGTCCACGCGCTTCCTGCGGGCTTTTCGCGCCTAAGCCGTGGTGTATCGGTCAAAACGTCTAGCGGCATCCTGCGGCCCCTCTCGCGCGCTGAATGGGGCACCCTAACCGCAGTACAAGGGACGCCGCGCTATTTCCTGCTAGAGGGCGCGGAAGTCACGCTCTGGCCCTATCTGGCGAACGCTGCAACGGCCACGGCATCCTATCAAACTGGATACTGGACTTCTGCCGGGGCGGATGCATTCACCGTGGACACGCAAACGTCACTGATCGACGAAGACCTGTTTCTCAAGGGGCTGATTGTTCGGTGGCGTCGCCAAAAAGGCATGCCGTATCAAGACGAAGAGGCTGAATTTGAGGCAGCCTTGCAAGACTTTGCGGGATTTGATGATCGGGGCCGGTTCTAATGGAAGTCAGGACGAAAAAGGTCATTGCGGTTCAAAAGCTGATCAATGGGCAGCCCCCGCAAGCCGTCCCGTCATCGTCCTACACATTCCCGGCCCCTATTCGCGGATGGGTCTTGAACGAAAACCTTGCCACAGTGCAACCGGCGGGCGCGCGCATTCTGGACAACTGGCTTTGCACGACCACGGGCGTCAGGGTGCGCGGTGGTTCGGTAAAATATGCTACCCTGCCAGCGGCGGTCAAATCGCTGTTTTCGTATAACAGCACGACGGACGCATTCTTCGCTGCAACTGCCAGCGGGATTTACACGATCACGGCACCTTCCAGCCCGACGACAGTCCTGACGGCGACGATTTCCGGCCTGACCTCTGGCGACTTCACGGCGGCGCAATTCGGCACCGCAGGGGGGAATTTCCTCTACGCCGTGAATGGGGCGGACAGCGCGCGGCTTTTCGATGGGTCATCATGGACGACGATCACCGGGGTTTCAACACCTGCAATCACCGGGGTAACGACTTCAACCCTATCGCATGTGTGGAGCTTTGCGAACCGGATATTCTTCGTTCAAGGTGGCACTCTAGTCGCATGGTATCTGTCGGTGGATAGCATCGGCGGGGCGGCGAATAGCTTTTCCTTGGCAGGTGTTTTCCGCAAGGGCGGGTCGCTTCTGTTCGGGGCTACTTGGTCGCAGGACAGCGGCGCGGGATTGGATGACAAGTGCGTCTTTGTCTCGACCGAGGGCGAAGTGGCTGTTTACGCCGGAACAAACCCCGGATCGGCGGCGGATTGGTCGCTGCAAGGCGTTTACCAAATGCCCAAGCCCATGGGAAAGAATGCGGCCATTCAAGCGGGTGGCGATCTTCTGATTGCGACGGAGGTTGGGCTTATTCCCGTATCGGCGGCGGTTCAAAGCGATCTTGCGGCCTTGGAAAGCAAGGCTGTTTCCATGTCTATCGCCCCATACTGGCAGGAGAAATCCCGCGAGATTGGCGGAAGCTGGCAACTGGTCAAAGCATTCCGGCGCGGGATCATGTATGTTTCGCAGCCGGATTCTTCTGGGGCGATGAAAAGCGCATTGGCAGTGAACCTTCTGACTGGTGCGTGGTCGCGATGCACGGGATGGGACGTGCAATGCCTTGGCTATTTCGGGGACAATGCCTATTTCGGCGCTCTGGATAGTTGCATCTACCTGATGGACAGCACGGGGTCGGATGACGGGGATATTTACACTTGTGTCTATCTTGGGCAGGCGGAGGGAATGGGCGTTTACGGGCGGCAAAAGACCGTGCGGCAAATGCGGGCCATGTTCCAGACGGGAAGCCCGATCAACCCGCAACTGACGGCAAAGGCGAATTTCCGGGAAGACGTATCATCGCCCCCATCTTCGCCAGACAACTACACGGCAGATATGTGGGATTCTGGGCTTTGGGATACCGCAATCTGGGATGCTGACGCTGTGATTGTGAACGAGGCAAACTGGACCTCAACCGGAATTACAGGGTCGGTTATTGCCCCGGAATTGCAACTGTCGTTTGGGATTACGCCAACGCCGCAGGTCGAACTTGTGGCGATTGATGCTGAATTCCATGTGGGGGCCATGGTCGCTTGATCCTATGGGTTCACCATGGCGAGCCGCACTATGGGCCGCTTGTGGATTTCATTACGTCCCGGATTTGGGGAAGCCCCCGGGACATGACCGACGGAACGGTTTTAGCGGTTTGTGAAGGTGACAAGGTTATCGGTGCATGTCTGTTTCACAACTGGCAACCCGACGAAGGGGTAATCGAGCTTACATCGGCAAGCATTTCGCCCCGGTGGTTAAGCCGTCAAGTGCTGCATGAAATGTTTGGCTACGCATTCAACAGCCTTGGCTGTCAGGCGGCGGTCATGCGTGTGGCCCCTGAGAATAAGCGCATGTGCCGGATTGCGGAAGCGTTCGGCTTCAAGAGATACGACATCCTCCGGCTAAGGGGTCGGAACAATGCCGAGGCATTATTCATCCTAGGCGATGATGAATGGCGAAGCGGGAAATTCTTCCAGGAGAAAGACCATGGCGAAAAAAGCACCAAAACCGACGCCGCCTAAAGAGACGAGCGCGGCGACGACTGGCACGAATATCTCGACTTCCATCGCCAATGCGTTCCTGCAGAACATGAACGAAAGCGGCCCGGACGGGACGAAGACTTTCGACCAGAGCGGGTCAACGCAGATTACCGACCCCTATACCGGGAAGACCTACACGATCCCGCGATTTTCGGTATCAACCACGCTTTCACCAGAACAGGCCGCGATTAAGGCAAAGCAAGACGCTGCAAGCCTTAATCTTGCGACCTTGGGGCAAAACCTTTCGGGGACGCTTGGCCAGCAACTGACGGGCAACTTCAAGCTTGGGAATGAGGCGGTTGAGCGCAGGCTGTTTGACATGGGCCGCAATCGCCTTGACCCAATGTTTATGCGGAAGGATGAGGACCTGCGGACGCGCCTTGCAAATCAGGGCATCAAGGCCGGGTCAATGGCTTATGACCGTGAAATGGGAAATCTGGGCCAGCAACAGAATGATGCTTATAACAGCCTGCTTTTGAATGGTCGCGGGCAGGCTTCGCAGGAATTGCTGACAGAAGACAACCAGCGGATCAACCAGATTTCGGCGCTTCTTGGCGGCGGTCAGGTTTCCATGCCAAACTTCATGACCGGGGCTGGCATTCAAGGCGCGCCAACGACGGACAATGCCTCGATCATCGGCAACTATGACAACGCCAAGATGAATGCATGGTCGGCAAATCAGGCGGCTACAGGATCGGCTATCGGGTCGCTTGGTGGTTTGTTTGCGTTGAGTTCGCCAGAGGCCAAGACTGATAAGAAGAAAATCGCTGAGACCAAGGACGGTCTTGGCATCTATAGCTTCAAATACAAAGGCAGCCCCAAGACCCAAGTGGGCCTAATGGCTGATCAGGTCGCCAAGAAGCGCCCGGAAGCTGTTCGCAAACGCTCAGACGGCCTCCTGGAGGTGCGATACGACTTGGCCCTGAAGGGTTCTTGAGGTAGAGTATAACGGCCCGCCAAGGTGTTAGAGCGCCGAGGCAGGCCTAACCGCAACCGTTCGGATAAGGAACGAGTCATGGCTAACAAGCCTTTACCCCCTCAAGAGGTTCTTCGTCAATTGTTGGATTACAACCCGGAGACTGGCGCACTAACGTGGAGGGCGCGCGGCCCCGAGTGGTTCAATCCAGCCCCGGCAGCAAGAAAGACCGCGCAGCACGTCTGCGAAACGTGGAACACAAGGTATGCGGGAACGCCCGCCCTGCACAGCGTGCCTTCGCATGGTTATCGTGTCGGCGCGCTCTTGGGGGATAGCTTTAGGGCGCACCGGGTTTGCTGGAAATGGGCCTACGGGGCCGAACCAGAAATGATTGACCACATAAACGGCGACACGACGGACAACCGAATCATAAATCTGCGATCTGTGTCGAACCAGATCAACAGCCAGAACCAAAAGCGCAGGCCTGAAAACGTTTCCGGCATTCCAGGCGTTAGGCTGCACATGACGAACCGCAGCGCGCGGTGGCACGTATCTTTCGAAAAACGGTATCGCGGATCATTCCGCTGTTGGGCGCAGGCTATCGCGCTAAGGCGTAAACTACAGGCGGAAGCCGGTTATCACGAAAATCACGGAAGGGTCGCCTGATGTCTATCTTTCAGCAAGGCGCGTTTACAAACGACGCAAACATGACGCCGGACCAGATCAAGCGGAAGCGCGAGTTGATTGCGGCGATGATGCCCCGGTTTGGATCGGCAAAGTATGTCGGCGAGGGTATCGGGCAGCTTGCGACCGGGTTTATGGCCGGACGTGCAAATAAGCGCATGGATAAGGCCGAAGCCGCTGGTCGCAAGTCTGCGGAGGATATGATTAATGACTTCACAAGCAGGCTTAGCGGCCAAGGCGGGGCCTCTGGCGGGGGATACATGCCTTCAGGCACTTGGACCCCTGCACCGCCTGCTCCTGATGCTATGGACGTGGCGCAGGGCACCATGCAAGGCGGCATGTCGCTTCCGAACCAGCCCAAGGCTGATCTTGGTGGCGTGTCTGGCATGGGCAACGCTGGCCTGTCGTTTGGCTCTGCGACTATGACGCCGCAGGAAATGCTGATTGCAGGGTCGGAAAAACTCGGCCTTGATCCAATCGACGTTGCCACGGCAATTTCCTATGAGACCGGCGGCAAGTTTGACCCGATGATTTCTGGCCCTACGACGCAATGGGGCACTCATCGCGGTTTGATCCAATTCGGCGAACCGCAGGCGGCGCAATACGGCGCTGATTTCTCGGACCCGAATAAGGCCATGCGGTCGCAACTTGATCCTACCAGCGGTGCGGTCTGGAAATATCTGGAAGACACCGGGGTAAAGTCTGGGATGGGGCTTCCTGAAATCTATAGCGCAATCAATGCCGGTTCTGTCGGGCGGATGGGCGCTTCGGACGCAAACAATGGCGGCGCACCTGGAACCGTTGCCGATAAGGTTGCGGGCATGGGCGACCATCGAGCGAAGGCGGCTGAATTTCTTGGCGGAACTTGGACGCCTAACGCTGACGTGACCGCTTCGGCCTCTGGTCAACCTTCTGCACAACCTTCGGGTCCCGGCTTGGATCAGCTTTACATGGCGCTGCAAAACCCATGGCTTTCGCCGGAACAGAAAGCCATCATCACGTCGATGATTGGCCAACAACAGCAGGCATCCGACCCGATGGCCGCGATTGAGTTGGAAAAGGCCCAGCTTGAACTTGCGCAGATGAAAGACCCCGGAACGCAAGCGCCGGAAGACTACACAAACCGCATGTTTACCCTGAACGCCTTGAAGATTGATCCGCAGTCCGAAGAGGGCAAATTGTATATCCTGACCGGGAAAATGCCGGAAGCGCCGGAGGCTGCACCTGCACCAATGACCCCGCAAGAGCGCGCGGTATGGGGTATCCCCGAGACTGAT